CAGCCTCTCTTACCACTCCTCTCTCTCCATACAACCCCCGGGCTCGTCCAACAAACGGATAAATTGTGGCTCGTTCCTCGCACAATTTATCCTTATTCGTTATAGCATTAATCGCAACACATCCCTAAAGGCTATGCTTTGTCTTCAAAGCACCCTCAAAGCAAGGGATCCCTCAAACCCCGGTAACGGGATTTGGAAAAGCCCCTCACGGGGCTTTTTTTTGTTCCGAAACCAGATGTGGCACGGCAATCAACAAGAAAAAACGTGGGCATTTCGGGTATCGTTTAGGCCGATACGGGCGATTGCCGGTCGCCGGATCTATACACGCGCCGCACTCTTTGACGCCCTTCCTGATCCCGGTAGCGGTGACTGCCTCTTTTTAGCCCGAGCCGCGCCATGATCTCGTTGATTCGCCTGCGGTGGCGGACGTCTATCTGTTGCTTGCGGACGTCGAACACGTTGATAAGGATCTCTTCGCCGCTCACCCAGCCCTGTCTCAACAAAGCTTTCTCCACGTAGGGCTCGATATAATCTCTCGTCAGTTTGTGCGACGTCGTATCACTGTCGATGGGCACCGGGACATTGGATGTCACGACAACCGGTTCATTTACGGACCGCTCCACAGGCGTTGGGGTCGGTTCGGGTTGCGGCTGTTCGGGTCGCGGCTGCTTGATCCTGACTGGTTGGGCCGGGGGTTCCTTCCGGGCGGGCGCGTCAGGTTCGTCCTGTCCGGGCTCAACGGCAGAGAATTGCCTTATCCTCTCTCCGAATAGGAAAAGCTCTCTCTGCAAGAAATTTACCGTCTTATTTAAGGGCCCTACATCCGGGACCGGAACCAGGGGGCAACCATTGGCTTGCCAGACATGCTCGGTATTGCGGTGATGGCCACGGGCCACGACCTGCCAAAAGCCGTTGGGAATGACGCCCTCTGGAAGCTTGACGGCCACCCAGCCGAAGGGCAGGCCAAAATCGTGATCGACAGGGATGTGTCGCCCATCTTTCGGTCGGGAGTCGATGCACGGCCGGTCGGTCTCGGTTGACGGCGTCTGACGTTTTTCCGTCGCGACGTGCTGATCCAGGACGTCGAGCACCCATTTGCGAAACTCCCTGGCCCGTTCGGTGCGCGCGAACATGGCAATCAGGTGCGCGCCCCGGAGAGAGAAGATGCGAGTGTCTTGTTCGCCGCCCCTGGTAGGCAATTTTATGACGTCTGTCATACTGTCCGTGAATTCGCGCGCATTGCGGTTGTAAATGTCCGTAACACGATTCGGTTGAGAGTACCTTAAGGCTTCCGCAATTTGCGGAGAGCTTAGCCAGAGCTGGCCGTCTCGGGTAATAAGGTCGAACGAGGTATCGTGGAATGCAAGCGTTTTAGACATAACGATCTCCTGGAAAATTGATAGCGTCGCTATTGAGGTCAATCAATAAGGTGGCGAACTGTGCGGGGTTGACCTTGCCGTCCAGGAGAACGGTGCGCCCGAAGGCGCCCTCGCGCAGTCCGCCATGAATCGTGGGCACAAAAAAAGCGCTACCGAATGAGCGCTTGGCGCTCCTGGTTTCGGGAGGTCAACCCCGGTCGCTGAATTTGCAGCGACGAAAGAGAGCGTACTCCTTATTTGAATGGTGCGTCAATACGAGATCATGCTTGAGCGGGCACGCATAGCGTTGACTAATGTCGACGAATCAACAGGTTAATATCGCGATAGCGTCGAAAAACTGAGTGTTTTTCAATTGGTTACGTTCAAATTCCAGTCCTTTGCCTTTATAGTGCCGTCACCGAAAAGGAGGGCGTTACACCATGAAAAGCAAGGTACTTTTGATCGAGAACGACTGTATTGACGCAATGAAAAAGATCCCGGACGGCTCAGTGAATCTAATATTATGCGACCTGCCGTACGGGACAACTCAAAACGCATGGGATAGCGTTATCCCTTTACATACCTTATGGGAACACTACCGCAGAATTCTTGATCCTAAAGGGGTGGTTGCCTTGATGGGGCAAGGTTCGTTCACAGCGCGCGTAATCCTAAGCCAGGAACCACTGTTCAAATACAAGATCACGTGGGTGAAATCAAAGCCAACCAATTTTCTGAACGCAAAAAAACAGCCATTACGGAAGCACGAAGACATCTGTATTTTTTATGCGCGACAGCCGAAATATTGCCCGCAAATGTCGCCGGGTAATGCGTATGACAAAGGGGTAAGAAAAAACCAGCTTACCGGCTCTTACGGTGATTTCCGTCCCGCCCGCATCAAGTCCGATGGTGAACGCTACCCGACTGACGTAGTTTATTTCAAGACGGCGGAAGCCGAAGGGCGCGTTTGGCATTCAACCCAAAAACCGGTAGAGCTTGGTCGCTACCTGATTCGCACCTACACCGCCCCGGGCGACGAGGTTCTTGATAACTGCTTCGGTTCCGCAAGCTTTCTTGTCGCCGCTGCGACAGAGAAGAGAAATGCGATAGGGATAGAGAAAAACCGCGATGTCGCAAAGTTCAAGAAGGCGCCGATTGATTTAATAGATGTCGCGAAGGAAAGACTGAATGGTCTCGCCGAGGTATCCGTTGTATCGCACCTGGAACAAAACATCCTGCGGTCGCGCATTCGAGAGCATTTGTCTACTTCTTCGGCGTTTGGTAGATCGAAAGCGAATAATTCCCTTCCGAATCTTTTTCAAGCTCGACAGTCCGCCCCGCTAAATTCGTTTTTTCCAGCGCCTGCCTAGTCCTTGTATCGTAATGAAGGTGAGTGGTTGGCGCATTGTTGTTTTCCGATCTGATCGGATCATGATCGAGCCTCATTATCCTGACGCCCAAATCGTTTCCGTCGATAGTTACATGCAGTGCAACCCTGGTCGTTTCGATCGTGTGGTCTTTTTTTGAAAAATCCCGAGACCATGGCAGGTCACCAAAAAACTCCTTTCTAAACCAAGTTATATGATCGCCGGATATATTTCCCTTGGTGAAGCGCAGGAAAGGCATCTTTGCCCCCTGGGTTTTCTGTTGCGCATCGCTTCTTGTGAGAATCTTGTACCACCTCATGTTTGCGCGCTCCCGTGACTTCGGAACATGATTACTCCACCTGGCCGACGCGGCTACCCTGGCTATTCTCGACCGCTCCCGCGCGGATAATTTTTTTGCGCGCGCAACCCCGCCCTTGATGCCACCAAGTCGCCCAAGCGCGACGGCAGCAGGGTTCTTTTCCGGCAATCCGGCCTCATGGTTGTCGTCGGCAGTTTCGTCAGCGGTGCGCCTAGCAGTCTGACTGAGGTCCGGGTAACTCGCGCTTGATCGTTTATGCATGATGTCACCAGTATGCGCGGACATCAGGGCGGCGTCAATCCGATTGGTTTTGTCCACCTACCTCACATCCATCGGACCGCGAGCGCCGCGTCGATTGTAAGCACTCTGTATCATACCGGTGATAAGCCTCTCGTTGGCGACGATAACGCTGGCGGCGGTGCCGGGATCAAGGCTGTTGACCTGAAAGGTGATGTTCAGGCTTCCGCCCGACCCGTTACCGCCGCCGCCCAGGGTGTGATCGATCACGGTCTCGTTGGGGTGCAGGATCGCCGGGAAACCGCCCCGCCCATCCACGCCACCGGAGCGCGCGCCGCTGCCAGTGTACCCGCCCCCTTCAAAAATACCACCAAACAGGCCGCTAAGCCCGTCGCCGATGGCATTGCCCAGAGGCGCGGTAATGGTTCGACGAATGATGATGCGCGCCAGATCCTGTTGCAAGCCCTTAAGGACATCACCAAAATTCTCGCCGGACAGAATGGCGTCCTCAAAGGCGCTACCGAACGCGTCACCCATCTGTTGCGCGGTTTCGCTGGTCTTTTTCGTGGCGCGCTCATACATTTCGGCACTAAGCGCGCCGTTGGCGTATAGCTCCGAGAGCCGCTCCAGTTCCCGGTTTTGGCGCTCCAGTGGCGTCAACAGCGACTGGGTTATCTGCTCCGCCTCAGCCTGCATGTCGCGCCATTCCTGCATGGCCTCGCTGGAATTGTGGTAGTCATCAATGGATTGCCGCACAGCGCGCTGATAGGTCTCGTCATCCAGTTACGGTTTCAGCTCATTCAGGCGCGCCACCTGCTGCTCCAGGATTTCCACGGGAGTACGGGTTCGTTCGACAATACCGGCGATCTCGTTCTCAATGGCTTTGGCCCGCTGTTGCATGGCCTTTGTATCCACGATGGGACCACTCTTTGTCGGGCGCTCTTTCGTGGCGTTGCGGAGTTCCTCGATTTTTCCCTTGTAGGCATCGATGGCCTTTTCCAGTTCTCCTTTTTCCAGCCAGATCTCTCTTCTGGTGGAATCGCCCCCAAAAAGCCCTTGAGAAAACACCTCAAAGGCCCCCACCCGCTCACTCAGGCTTTCTTTAATCTCCCGCATACGCGCCTGAGCTTCTTCGAGCTTTTTGGACAAATCGATCAGCTCGACCTTTTTCAGGTTGCCGGACAACTGAGCAACCTCTCTGGCCCAATCCCTGGTGGCCGTCGTCGCGTCCCGACTTGTCATGGCGTACCCTGCCGCCGCCGTTACTACCGTGGCGATAATCCCGGCTGGCCCCCCTAAAAAACCCATCACGCCCCGAAATACAGCTCCCGCCCGCGCAGCCACGCGCATGGCGACAGCGCTGGCAGCGGAGGATGCGGCCAGATGTCGTTGAGCAATGGCAAGGCGCACGGTCGCCTGCGCATGAGCGGTTGCCGCCGCCTGTGCCCGCAGATTGATGTTGGTAAGCGCTGCGCCGCGCAGATTGGTTTCACGCGCCATTTGTTGCTGCATGCGGGCCTCCCGCATAGCTGCCGCAGCCTGCTGTTGAGAAGCTACCGCGTAGGCATGTCTGGCGACACTGGCCTGACGTACTGATCGAATATTCTCAAGTTGCGTGGAGGTGTTTCGGATCATTTCACGGCTCGCCCTGCTTAGGCCGCCCGCCAACTTTCCGGACAACACCGAGCCCGCTGCCACGGCAGCCAGGGACAATCCGTCCAACATGCTATCGACGTTTTCACCGTCCGATAAAAATGACGCGGAGGCGTCCGCTGCCGACGCCAGGCCGGAAACGAGCTTTTCCCCCATTGCCGCCTTCATCTTTAACAGCCCGTTCTGAAAACGGTTAAAAGACGCCTGCGCACTCCGTGTGGAATCCTCTACAGAACCGGCCAGACTCTTTCTCAGTTCCCTGGCAAACTTGGGCAAGAAGTCGTCGGACATGACTTCCCCCATCTCCAGCATCTTGTTCAACTCCATGGTGCTCACACCCATGGCGTCCGTCGCGATTTGGAACGCTCTTGGCAGCCGCTCTCCCAACTGCCCCCGCAACTTTTCCGCCTGAACCTTACCCTTGGACATCATCTGCTCAATAGCCCTGAATGCGCCCTTGGTATCATCCTGAGAAAGCGAAAATACCGTAGAGGCCTCCATAATGGCCTCGAACATTTCCTTCGTATTCCGGCCCTCCATGACCGTTCCTCGCGCAGCCGCAGAAAGCCTACCGAATGACTGTACGGCAGGCATTAGAGCAACGCCCAATCGATCGGCCTCCTCACTGGCGTAGGCAAAAGCTTCTTTTGCCGCAATAACGTCCCCGGTAGCGAATTTTAGCGCCTTACCCGCCTTCTCGATCCCCATAAAGGCGTCCTTGGCCTCGGTGATCATTTCCCCAAAACCCAGGGCGCCAACGGACGTGAGCGCCAACTGCCGCAGCCTGCTCAGGTTTGCTGCATGCTGCCGAACAATGTCGGCATGCTGATTGATAACAACACTGGTGGAAGAGAAGACGCGAGTCGATTGCTGCGCATACCTCCGTGCTGCCTGACGCCCCCGGTCCAGGTCTCGCACCAGCGTGGTAGTGTCCGCGCTCAGGTCGAGACGGATGTGTCCGAGTCTTGACGAGAACCCCACAGCCTACCCCTGAACGGCGTCCGATGGCGGCTCGTCCGGGACCGACGGATTATCCTTTCCGATGTGGGCGTACGTTAGGGCGCGGAGCACGGCTTCCAGGGTAGGGTAGACCGGTAGTGATGCCTGCATAATGTTTACTATGAAAGATCCCTGAGCGAGAGACAAACCAACCCCTTGCCGAAACCGGCCTCAAAAAAAATCGTAGTTGGCTAATGCTCAGGCAGCGACGGTGATATAACGAATAAGGATAAATTGTGCGAGGAACGAGCCACAATTTATCCGTTTGTTGGACGAGCCCGGGGGTTGTATGGAGAGAGAGGAGTGGTAAGAGAGGCTG